TTAGAAGTGTTCGCCGATGAACCTGACGAAATTCGTCGACAAGCTAGAATTATCAGTGATTGGGGTAACGAAAAGAATTATCAAGTATATGTAAAAATTCCTGTCATGTATACTTCGGGCGAAGATACTTATGATTTGATTCAAAGTTTAAGTTATGAAGGAATTAATCTTAACGTTACTGCGGTTTTTACCGAATATCAAGTAAGCAATATAATCGATAGATTTTGCCCAGAAGTTCCTAGTATAATTTCAATTTTCGCTGGTCGTATTGCGGACGCTGGTGAAGATCCGGAATCAATTGTTTCTCGTTGTGTTGGTTTGTATGATGATATTAGAAACGAAGGCGGTAAAGCAGAATTTCTATGGGCTTCTTCTAGAGAAGCTTATAACATTAAACACGCCGAATGGTCCGGTTGTGATATTATAACCATGACTCCTGATCTCATCAAAAAGGTTAAGGGTTTCGGTAAAGATTTAACACAATTTTCTAAAGAAACTTGCCAAATGTTCTATAATGATGCTATTAAATCGGGGTACACAATATGATTGGATTTGAAGAAAACGAAATTTCTATAAAGGCTAACGGCGGAACTGAGCTTGCTAAACGTAAGCTAGCTTCTCTAATTAATCCAAAAGATTTGGAAGAATTTCAAATTGTATGTTCAAGGGAACGCGAACTAAATTGGGAAAAAATTAGAGTTTTCTGGTGTCATGATCTACCAGAAGATCCTGAATCGGCGAAGTTCAGGGATCAATCTTTTAGGGATAACTATCACAAGTTTGTTTTTATTTCTAACTGGCAGATGCAAAGGTATCAGTTAATTCATGGATTGGCTCACGATCCTAAGTCAATCGTAATTGAATCAGGTATCGAACCAGCGCCACAATCAGCTTTGGTTAAACCAAAAGACAAGATTCGATTGGTGTACACTTCAACCCCGCAAAGAGGATTGGAAATTCTTTTGCCGGTGTTTGATTCATTGGCGAAGATGCATCCAGAAATTCATCTAGATGTATATTCAAGTTTTAAGATTTACGGTTGGGAAGATGCTGATAAGTCGTTTGAGCCTATGTATGATCAAATCAGAAATCATCCTCAAATGACTTATCATGGATACGTTCCTAATGAAGAATTGAAGGAAGCGTTGAACAAGGCTCATATTTTTGCTTATCCAAGTATTTGGTACGAAACCAGCTGTAGAGCTATGTTAGAAGCTATGTCAGCTGGATTGGTCTGTGTTCATTCTGATGTTGGTGCATTACCAGAAACTTCTGGCGGATTGAATCTTATGTATCATGCCGATCTTATGGACAAAAATCATCACGCGAATATTTTCATCAATCATCTGAATAATGCAATTAATTTTGTGAAAAGCAATCAGGAACAAAATATGATTATGTTCAATAAGGTTTTTGTTGATACTCGTTACAACATCAATCTAATCAAACATAAGTGGGATGTGATGATTGAGGATCAACTCGGTAAATATAAGACTGTTGAGTCTCGTGGCAAGCCACAACAAAAATTTATTTACAGGACAATTTAATGATTCTTTCTAAAACGCCTTTGCGTATTAGTTTCTTTTCCGGCGGCAGCGACATGCCTTCTTTCTTTGAAAAGGAAAGCGGCGCTGCTTTGTCTGTTACGATTGATAAGTACATCTACGTGATGCTTCATAAGACTCCTCATTTGGGAATTAAGATCATGTACGACACGATCGAAGAATTCCCCGACGTCGAACAGATGCAACACGCTATTACTAGAGAAAGTTTGAAACACTACGACGTGATTAAAGAGTATACGATCGCTTCGATCGCCGATATTTTAGCTAAAGGATCTGGACTTGGATCTTCTTCGGCCTTCACTATCGGTCTGGTTAATTGTCTGGCGCATAGAGACGAACAGAGCCGTTACTCGTTGTTGACGCGCGAGTATCTAGCTCAAAAGGCATATTATATCGAACGAGAACTATGTAAGTATCCAGTCGGTAAGCAAGATCAATACGCCTCGGCTTATGGCGGTATGAACCTATTTGAGTTTCATGGTGACGGTTCTGTTGATATTAAACCTTTAACTTACGATCGAAATCTTTGGAGTAATCTAGAAAGGAGATTGTTACTTGTTTATTCTGGTCGCGGACGTAATGCAAATTCTATTTTACAGAAACAAGCGGCTGCAATGAACGAAAAAGATAAGTTTGACTTAGTCAGAAGGTCTAGAGATAAAGCTTTTATTGGTGCAAAATTGCTGAGCGAAAATAAACTCGACGATTTCGGTAGTTTGCTCCATGAAGCGTGGATGGATAAAAAGGGTGTCGCCGCCGACATCACTAACGACTACTTCGACCAGATATATGATAGAGCTCTAAAGGCTGGCGCTCTAGGCGGAAAACTTCTCGGTGCAGGCGGTGGTGGTTTCTTCTTATTTTACGTCGATCCCAATAATCGCGATAAAGTGATACAATCAGTAACTAGAGACACCAACTGTAAAATTTACGATTTCGGTTTCACGGATTACGGTTCAAGAATAACAAGCAGCTGCTAAACCTAAATAATAGTGCTTGACGAAAAATAAATTATAAGGTATAATATATTATGAAACCCAAAGAGAAATTAAATGGATAGTAACAACGTCGTAATTTTTCCAAAACAAAATTTAAATGTTAAGATTCCTGAATTTTCTATGGAAGAAATAAATCGTAACGTTGAAATGATGAAACACTATCATATTCAGGAAACTCTAGCCAATTTAGCTCCGATTATTTTCAATCAATTAGAAATCGCAGGGTTTAATATTTCAGATGAAGAAGACGAAGATATTAAAGATGGCGCTTTTGTTGTAGAATCGTTAAGATCTATAATGTGTAAATATTACGGTATATATCATCCATTTCAAAAAATTGCAGATAGTGTCTTTGTTCCGGATAAAGAAGAAACTGGCGCTCTAAAAATAACTGACTCTCTTAATATAGAATTGAAAAATATCTCAAACAAAAGGTGAAATTTTGATTATCGTTGATCTGTCTCAGGTGATGTTGTCTAATCTTATGATGCAACTAGGCAACCATACAAACGCTCAAGTTGAAGAAAATATGATTAGACATATGGTCCTCAACTCGCTTCGTTCTTATAAGTCAAAGTTTGGTGATGAATATGGAGAAATGATTATTGCTTGCGACAATAAAAACTATTGGCGTAAACAAGCTTTTCCTTATTATAAAGCCAACCGTAAAAAGAATCGTCTTGCTTCAGATTTAGATTGGAAATCTATTTTCGAATGTATGAATAAGATTAGGGCAGAGCTCAAAGAATTTTTCCCGTATAGAGTTATTGATGTTGAATCTGCTGAGGCTGACGATATTATAGGAACTCTGGTTAGAGAATTTGACGATAAAATTCTTATACTTTCTGGGGATAAAGATTTCGTTCAACTTCATAATCGCAACAACATTAAACAATATGACCCCACTAGAAAAAAGTGGTTGTCTCATAACGATCCCCAAAAATTCCTTAAAGAACATATTTTAAAAGGTGACTCTGGCGATGGCGTACCTAACGTACTTTCTGCTGATAATTGCTTTGTTGTTGGGGACCGTCAGAAACCGTTGACTTCTAAAAAATTCGATCATTATATGAATTTAGACCCGTCTAAATACGATAGTATGGTAGCTAGAAACTATCAACGTAATAAAGAGCTTATTGATCTTAACTTTACTCCAGAAGAAATTAGAAGTAAGGTTATAGAGCAATATAATAATCAAAACAATAAAGATAAATCTAAGTTGATGAATTATTTCATCAGCAACAAACTTAAAAATTTAATGGAAAATATTGGAGATTTCTAAATGCAGGTTGGTGTAGCTGAGTTCCTAGAAAAGGTTGGGAAACTCAAGAAAACTGAAGAAAAAGTAGCCGCAATAAAAGCCAACGATAGTTTGGTTTTACGTGTGGTTCTTCAAGGATGTTACGATCCCTCTATTGTTTGGTTGTTACCAGAAGGTGCACCTCCATATAAGCCGAACGATCTTAACGACCAGGAAGGTGTTCTAATTAGAGAATGTACGAAACTTAGATATTTCATCAAAGGGTTTCACGATAATCTAAATCAAAACAAAAGAGAAACGATGTTCGTTCAACTACTTGAAAATTTAGCTCCCAAGGACGCTGAGCTTCTTTGTCATATTAAAGATAAGAAACCCCTTAAAGGAATTACCCTTCAACACGTAGTAGAGGCATTACCCGGACTTATTCGATGAGCAAACAGAACGTTAAAAAGTTCAAAAAGAACGATTTTTCTTACGAAGAAGAAGATAACTATGACAACCGTAGTTATTACCTAGAAAAAAAGAAACAAAAGCGAATAGAAAAAGCCCTTAAAACTAAGGATATTTCCGGGTTGCTCGAAGAAGATGAAGACGACTATCACGAAGATGATTGGAAATAGATATGCCAACTTATTTGTTTATTAACAATGAAACCGGCGAAGAGTATGAAAATTTCATGAGCATTTCAGCTCTTGAAATCTATTTGAAAGAAAATCCCCAAGTAACTCAACTCGTTAACGGAGCTCCGTTAATCCATTCCGGTAGAGGTCTAAAAAAACCAGACTCTGGATTTAGGGATGTACTTAAAAAGGTGAAAAGAGAAGCCCAGAGAGGAATAAGTAGAAGCACCGTTAATACTTTTTAATCAGGATAAAAATGGAACATAGTAAGCGTCTAACAAGAAAAGAAAAAAGAATCCTTCGTCAGCAAAACGGAAAAGAAAATACAAATCAAGAAAAATTAAATTTTAATCTTAAACACGTAGAACCATTAACCGAAAATCAAAAACGTTCTTTTGAAGCCTATCAACAAGGCAAAAATTTAATGCTTCACGGGATTGCTGGAACGGGTAAGAGCTTCATATCTTTATATCTAAGTTTGAACCAGATATTATCTGAAAACAGCGTTTACAAAAAGCTTGTTATTGTTAGAAGCGTTGTTCCAACAAGAGATATGGGATTCCTACCCGGAAGTCCTAAAGAAAAGGCCAAAGTTTA